ATGAGCGACCCGCGGTTACTCGAGTACATCAGATCGGGGCAGTTGGGCATAAGCGACTTCGGCCACGCGCGAAGCCTTCGCAACATGGCGGTGCTGCGTTGTGTGACGCTTATTTCCGAGGCAATTGGTACCTTGCCGTTGAATCTCATTGGCAGCGACGACCGAAAGCAGATACAGGCGGACAGCCCAGCACACAGGCTTTTGAAGTACAAGCCGAACAACTGGCAAACGCCATATGAGTTCAAGAGCCTCGTGCAGCTTCATGCACTGCTCGACGGACAGGGTTTCGCGCGAGTTATCTGGTCGGGAGACCGGCCAGTGCGCTTGGTGCCAATGCGTCGCGGCTCCGTAATGGTTCGCCAGACGGATACGTGGGAGATGGAGTATGACTACACGACACCGACTGGCGCGATGGTCACGCTATCCGCCCGAGACGTGTTCCATTTGCGCGACATTTCATTAGACGGCATCAATGGTGTCTCTCGCATTGCGCTTGCCTCTGGTGCACTGGACCTTGCGGCGGCCGCCGAGCGCGCCGCGTATCGCACTTTTCGCACCGGATTGATGGCAGGCGGCGCGTTGAAGTTTAAGGATGCGATCTCCGAGGAAACCTACAGACGTGTCAGGGAGCAACTTGATGATTTCGGTGGAGCGGAAAACGCCGGTCGCTGGTTGATCGCAGAGGAGGGAGCCGAGCCCCTCAAGTTCGCGAATACGGCGACCGATGCGCAGCAGATCGAGAACCGAAACCATCAGATCGAGGAAGTAGCCCGTCAGTTCGGCGTTCCACGGCCTCTGCTGATGATGGATGACACCAGTTGGGGCAGCGGGATCGAGCAACTGGCAATCTTTTTTGTGCAGTACGCACTGTCGCATTGGTTCACGGCGTGGGAGCAGGCGGCGGCGCGTTCACTTTTACCAGAAAGCTTGCTGGGACGTGTGCAGTTCAGGTTCAACGAGGGCGCATTGCTACGCGGCACGCTGAACGATCAGGCGAACTTCTTCGCTAGGGCGCTTGGGGCGGGTGGTCATGCGCCGTGGATGTCGCAGAACGAGGTGCGCGCGCTGACGGATCTGCCGAAATCGGACGACCCACTCACCGACCAGTTACGCAACCCAATGACCCAAAAACGTGAAGGAGAGCGCTTTGAGTCTCTGCAACCTACCTGAAATCCAGGTCGATACGCGACTCGATGCTGCGCACTTCAATCTGCGTCCAGACGCACTTGCAAGGTGGCAACCGGACGTTTACGTACAGACAGGCGACGACACGGCAACCATCTCAATTTTTGACTCGATTGGGGAGGGCTGGGAGGGCTCAGGTGTGACGGCCAGTCGCATCAGCGCGGCGCTGCGCAGCATCGGAGGTCGCAATGTAACGGTGAACGTCAATTCGCCCGGTGGTGACTTCTTTGAAGGTGTCGCTATCTACAACTTGCTTCGCGAGCACAAGGCGCGCGTCACGGTGAACGTCATGGGGCTCGCTGCTTCGGCTGCCTCACTTATCGTGATGTCTGGCGATGACATCCGGATGGGCGATGGAGCATTTTTGATGATTCACAACGCCTGGGCAGTGGCGGTGGGTAACCGTCATGATCTGGCTGGAGCGGCCGCCAGTCTGGCGCCCATTGACGCCGCGATGGCAAGGGTGTACGCGCAACGCTCAGGCATGCGTGAAGACGATGTCGCCCGCCTGATGGATCAGGAAACCTGGTTCAGCAGCGAGCAGGCGCTTGAACGCGGGCTGGCCACAGGTCTGCTGGACGGGGCAGGGTCGAAAAGTAATACGGGCAGTGGCGCAGATCGGAAAAAGTGCATCGCACTTGTCGAGTCGTCGTTGGCGCAAGCGGGTTATTCGGCATCGCAACGTCGCGATACGATTAGCGCCCTCGTTCATGACCAGACCCGCGCCGACAAAGAGATCGCCGTCTCTCTTCAACACCTCATCAACTCGATACAAGGATGACATGAAGACTTCTTCGTTTATTGCAGCAATCGCTGCTGCACTAACACCGAAATATGGCTTTCTGCCGCGCGGAATTGTCTCGGTGCGTGCTGACCTGTCAATGCCGGAGGTAAAGGCTCTGGTCGACAATCTCCAGCAGGCTTTCGCAACCTTCAAGGAAGAACACAACCGGCAGCTCGAGGCGGTAAAGGCTGGCGTTCCGGCCAGTGATATCACGGCGAAGGTCGAGAAGATCGACGAACACGTGAGCGAACTGCAGAAAGCCGTCGACGATGCCAACGTGAAGATGGCCGCTATGCAGATGGGAGCGGGAGGCAATGCTGTACGCGATGCCCAGTACACGGAGGCATTCAATGCACATGTGAAGCGTGGCGAAGTAACTGCATCGCTTCACAAAGGCGAGGCCCAGGACGGCGGCTACCTCACTCCGGTCGAGTGGGACCGCACGATCACGGACAAATTGGTGCTCATTTCGCCGATGCGTCAAATCTGCCGTGTCCAGCAGGTATCAAAGACCGGTTTCTCGAAGCTGTTCAATATGCGCGGTACGGCAAGCGGTTGGGTGGGAGAGACCGAAAACCGAGTGTCGACGAATACTGCACAATTCACGCCACTGACTTTCAGTTCGGGCGAGATCTACGCGAACCCCGCCGCTACGCAACAGATTCTGGACGACAGTTTGATCGACCTTCAGGCCTGGCTTGCTGACGAGGTGTACACCGAACTCGCAAAGCAGGAGGGAAGTGCGTTTATCGCCGGAGATGGCACGAACAAGCCTTCTGGCATTCTTCGGTATGTCGAAGGTGTGACAAACCCTAAAACCCATCCATTTGGACCGATTCACACGGTCCAATCCGGCGCGGCTGGTGCGATAACATCCGACGGTATCATTGACCTCATTTACGACCTGCCATCTGTATTTACCGGCAACGCGCGCTTCATAATGAATCGCAACTCGCAACGTGCCGTTCGCAGATTGAAGGACGGGCAGGGCAATTATCTTTGGCAGCCGTCATACGTTGCGGGTCAACCGGCCACCATCGCAGGGTATCCATTGACCGAGATGCCGGATATGCCAGACATTACGGAAGGCGGGACGCCGATTCTATTCGGCGATTTTATGCAGTCTTACCTTATTGTCGACCGCATCGGAATTCGCGTGCTGCGTGACCCATATACGAACAAGCCATACGTTATGTTTTACACCACCAAACGTGTTGGTGGCGGTCTGCTCAATCCCGAGCCGATGCGTGCTATGAGAGTCGGCAAAGAAAAGCCTTGATGGCAGAACTCGTCGACATCGAGCTTGTTCTTGGCTATCTGCGCATTGACGCAGGAGCGGAGGACGCCGTAGTGCGTTTGCTAACGGACAGTGCGAGCCAACACGTCATGGCCTATCTGAATCGTCGCGTGTTCGAAAACGAGACGGATCTAGCAGCGGCCGTGAAAGGGGGGGCGGCAGGCGAACACCCGATGATTGTCAACGCGGCAATTCGCGCTGCGATTCTCAAGCTAACCGCCGAACTCTTCGCAAACCGGGAGAATTCGACCGTGGGTGTTGTATCGGAAATCCCGTTCAGCGTTCGTAACTTGCTCCGTCCATACAGGATCGCAGCAGGGTTGTGATGCGGGCGGGAGATCTGAATCGGCGCGTACGCATCGAGGCCCGTGAAGGCAGTCGAGATTCCCGGACGGGACAGCCCTCCGACGTATGGAGGGAAATGGTTACTGTTTGGGCGAACGTCAGAATGATAAAGGGAAAAGAATCGCTGCTGGCAGCAGCGGAAGTAAGCAAGGCAAGCGCGAGCATTCGTATCCGTTACAGGACTGACGTGAAAGCGGGCATGAGGGCTGTTGTAGACGGCGTAACGTTTCGTGTCGAAGCTGTGCTTCCTAACGTGAGCACGCGCGATTACACAGATCTCGTCTGTGGGTCAATCACCAGTGCTGCCTGAGGAGATTGTATACGCAGCGCTGGGACAGACGGGATGCCCCAGCATCTTCCCGGACGTGGCGCCGGAAGGTACGGCTCCCCCTTGGCTTGCATATCAGATGGTTGGGGGGCAAACAGCAGCATATATGAGCAACCGCCCGGAACTAATGAATGCGCGTATTCAGGTAAGCGTGTGGGCCCTCAGTCGGGCTGATGCTAGCGCGCTCATGCATCGCGTAATTGCGGTTCTATGTGATGCACCCGCAGGGATCACGATGATCGGTGCTCCCGTTTCCTCGTACGAACACAGAAATAGACTCTACGGAGCCAGAGCCGATTTTTCAGTCTGGTATCCCTTGAGCTGAACACACCAGACACACGACCAGCCGCAATCAAAGTTCTGCCATGGAGATTCAATGACGTCGACCGCCATTTCCGCGCAAGGCACGCAACTATTCGTATCGAACCAGGATTTCACCTTCGGCGATGGCCACACGATATCGGTTGCAAACGCAAAGGAAGTCAAAAATCTAAAGAGTTTTAAGGGCTTTGATGGGCAAGCGACAGAAGTCGACGTGACCAATTTGTCGAGTTCCGCAAAAGAATACCGATTGGGCCTGCAGGACTTCGGGAACCTCGTATTTGACGTAGATCGAGATTTTGCCGATGCGGGGCAGGGTGAGTTAGATCTCGCCAAGCGCAGTTCAAGTATGCGGTACTTCCTCATGGTCTTTCCAAACAGTAAGGCTGCGAAGTTCGCCGGGTTTGTGAAAAACAGCCCGTTGGAAGGGGGGGTTGATCAAGTAATCAAATCGACCGGCGTAACGATCCGCATCACCGGATCGGTCGATATTGTGGAGTTTAAGAAGGATGAAAAGTCTAAATAGAGAAACGATGAAGGCCATTCTGGCTGCACGTCACCTGAAAGCGGAGGCGGTCGCGGTGCCCGAGTGGGGAGCCGACACGCACGTGTGGGTTTCCGAGATGTCGGGCCTCGCGCGCGATGCGTTCTACGCAAAGAAAGACGAGGAGAATCCCCCCATTAGTCGCTTGCAGTCGGATCTTCTGCTTGCCACCGTCGTGGATGAGGCTGGAGAGCTTATTCTTGACGAGGCGGACATCAATGCACTCCGAGCGCAAAGCAGCACGGTTCTGGATCGTCTGGTTGCGGTTGCTGTACGGATCAACGGCATGCGCGCTGAGTCGCTGGAGGATGCCGAAAAAAACTAATCTGCCGCCCCGAGCGGCGGTTCTGGCTACAACTGTCTTGCGACTTCGGAATCCCGGTAAGAGAACTGCAGGCGCGAATCACGAGCGCAGAATTCGTGGAGTATTGGGCATCATACCGGCTCGATGGTCGTGGCCCTCACTATGAGGATCTTCGTGCGGGAGCTATCGTCTCGATGATCGCGAATGTGAATCGTGACACGGTCCGTCGTCCTGAACCGTTCGACATTCTTGACTTCATTCCGTGGAGCGATCGTCGTTGCGAGACAGGGGCGACCCCAGCACGCGAAGATAGTCCTGTCTTGCTCAAAGATTCCGACGCGCAGACTAAGTTACTGATATCCACTCTGTTTCCAACGCTCTGTGGCTAAGGCGTTCGAAGTGGAAAACCCGGCAGCGTTGACTGCGGCTATCCGGGCACTTGAGGATGTCGCGAGTGAATCCGCGTTGCGCCGCGCTGCCGTGGCAGGCGCGCGCGTGATTTTGCAAGATGCAAGAATGCGCGTGCCTGTGGGTGAGCAAGCCTGGGAGCGCGATGGACACAAACACTATCCGGGATTTTTGAGAGACAACCTGCTGATCGCCTACGATCGCGAGAACTCGGTTCAGGCCCGACTCGCCACCTATCTTGTTACATGGAGCAAGGATGCCTTCTACGGGAGGTTCGTTGAACATGGTACGTCGCAGGCGGAAGCCCGACCGTTTCTCCGACCCGCATATGATGCAGTCGCTAGTATTGCCGCTGCGGCAGTAAGAAATACGATCGAAGACAGGCTGCGGGAGGCAACGGGTGGCTAACGAGACAGTCGTCCGGATTACGGCCGACGCGACCGGGTACGCATCAGCGCTGGAAAGGGCAAAGCGCAGTGCTCAGGAGTTCACCGCGTCCCAGGAATCTGCCGCGGCGCGTACGCTTGCGGCGCAGAGGGCGATCGAGGAAGCGACGACAAATGCCAGCCGCGCTAGCGTGAGACAGATCAACGCATTCATGCAGGCGCTGGCGAAGAAGGCAGAGACAGCCGGGAAGACTCGTGCCGAACTACTGGCCATGCAGGCAGCGACGCTTGGCATTTCGACGTCAGCGCAGCAATACGTCGAGCGGATCGCCGAGGCGTGCAAGCACACCGAGGAGTTCAACCTCAAAACGGCGGGAGCGAGACGGGAACTCCTCGTTTTGGCTCACGAAGCGTCTCAAGGTAACTGGAAGAATTTTGGCGGTTCGCTTCTGGTGCTCGGAGAGCGAACCGACGCGCTATCAATGGCGTTCAGCGGCGCCGGCCTGGCGGCGTCCGCCTTGCTCGCGGGTGTGGCGGCGATAGCCGTAGCGGCGATCAAAGGTGCAGAGGAGATCAAGCAGTTCAATGCCGCACTGGAGACGACAGGTAATTATGCTGGTCTGACACGCCAGTCATTCGAGTCAATGGCTGAAAGCCTCGCGTCGTCGACGCAAGCGCCGCTGGGCCGAGTGAACGAGGTTCTGTTGGAACTGGCGAAAACCGGCCGATACACGTCTGAAGAAGTGGAGGGGCTCGGCAAAGTCATAACGAGAACGGCTGAGATGTCAGGGCGAGCGCTAGGAGAGGTGAGCAAGGAATATTTGACGCTAGCGAAGAATCCGTCAAAGTGGGCAGCCGAGCATAACGAATCCATGCATTTCATGGATGTCGCGACATACGAGCACATCCATGCGCTTCAAAAAGCGGGGCGACAACACGAGGCATTACAGGCTGTCATCGATGCGGCAGCGAGGCAGGTCGAACGTAGCTCTGAGCGGCATGTGACGCTGGCGACGAAGGCGTGGAAACAGCTCTCTCTGGAAGTTGAAAAAGTCTGGTCGAAACTCAAACAGGGTCTTAGCGACGGTCCGTCTTTGCAGGATCGGGTTAATACGCTCATTGCCGAGAAAAGCGATCTGCGAGGACATTCGTTTGCCTCGGGGCGGATGGCTGAGCTAGATAGGCAGATCGAAAGGCTGCATCGGCAGCAGCAAGACGAGGAGAATATCGCCAGAAGGGACGCCGAAATCGCCAGAAAGCAGCAAGAGGCGATTGATGCACGTTTGCGGGTTGATAAGCTGCTTGAGCGTGTCAAGACCAGTGGTGAGAAGCGAAATGAAGCGCTTGCTAAACTCAACAAGGATAGGGCTGCGATCCTGGCAAGTGGCGGACACATGTCCGATCAGGAATTTAACCGGCTGGTCGCTGACATCAAGGAAAAATATAAAGATCGGCGCCATACCGACGGCGCAAAGGGAAATGCGGCCGAGCACTACCTTGAGCGCTTTCGCGAGCAACATGCAGAGATGGTGGCACAACTGGCTACAGGGGAAAAGTCGACTGCTACGGAGCGAGCGATTGCAAAATTGAACGAGCAGATCGCCGATTTGAAGCGCCGCTCCGGCAGCCGTGACGAAACAGGCTTGTTGGCGCGGGAACACGAAATACGGGCCCAATTGCGACTAAACATGGGCCTAGAGAAGCAGATTCGGTACCGCGAAAAACTATTGATGCTTGAAAATCACTCGGCGACGCTTCAGGAGCGCATCGACGAGTATCAGGCTCGAAAGAGTGCTACCTACAGCGATACGATCGTGTACGGCGAGGACCGGCAGGTGTCAAGGCGCATGGCCGAGATGCGATCTATCAAGGCGGAGTACCAGCGGTGGCAGGATGATCTGCGTAAAGGCGTTTCGAAAGACGTTCTTGATAGCCACGAATACCAGGAGGCGGCCGCGCAAATCAACGCGGCCCTCGAAAAATCGCTCGCTGATCACGAAGCCTACTACACGGCATTGGAAGCCAGGCAAGCGGACTGGAAAAATGGCGTTAAATCGGCCATTACCGACTACCTTGCAAACGTGAAAGACATGGCAGCACAGACCAGGCAAGCTGTGACACAGGTTTTCCATAGCATGGAGAGTGCGCTTGAGAAGTTTTTGACGAACGGCAAGGTCGATTTTAAGGAGTTCGCTGCAAGCGTGCTCGCCGATCTCGCTCGCATTTCACTTCACTTCGTATCCGCACAAATGCTCAGATCGATTTTGACGACCGCCGGTATGCCTTCGCTTTTTGGCCACGCGGATTCGATACCGCGTTTTGCGGGTGGGGGGCCTATCTCCGGTCCGGGCACTACGACAAGCGACAATATCCCCGCCATGCTCTCGAAGGGTGAGTTTGTCGTTAATGCGGCGTCGACAAGGAAGCATCGTGAGTTACTCGAAGCCATCAATTCTGACCGGGTCTCGGCACTTTCTGGTGGAGGCCCGGCTGGCGGTTCTGTACGCGCAGGCGGTGGCGTGGCTTCCACCAACGTGCATCTGGAAGTGCATCAGAGCGGTGGCGGCCTGCAGGCGCGCGATCTGCAGGATCTTCAAACATTCGTTCAAGCATTTGTTGATCAGAGACTCACACAGCGCATGCGTGGTCAGGGCGGGAGCGCCTATCAGCAGTCGCTAGGAATGATATGAGGGCAGTGAGTGACGAGGACTTTTGAGTGGTCGCCTCGCCTTGAAGCGCAGGGCCAGACACGCTATTCAGTGCGCGTCAGCCGCTTTGGGGATGGATATAGCCAGGTCGTTCCGTGCGGGCGTAACAACGTCGCGCAATTGTGGCACTTGAGTTTCTGCGGGCCGGGTGATGAGATCAGGACTATCCAGACTTTTCTGGATGAGACGAAGGGAAGTGAGTCGTTTGTGTGGAGCGCGCCATTGCGCACTCCAGGACTCTTCCGCGTGGATCCCACGCGAGGCGTCACGCTGCGTGCACACGGTGGTGATGTCTACTCGCTTGATGCGACGTTTGAGGAGGTGTTTGCACCGTGAGCACCACTAGCGCTGTTACCGCTGATATTCAACGGCTCGAGCCTGATGCATTGATCGAACTGTTTGAACTCGACTTGCGCAAGCTCGGCGGCGAGGTGATCCGCTTCCATGCGCATCGGCATGCTGGTGTAATCAGCTGGCAGGGGGAAAACTACAATGCGTGGCCACTTCAGATATCGGGGTTAGCGCGTACAGGTGAAGCCTCGCAGCCGGCCCCAACTATCACAGTAGCTAACGCCACGGGTCTGATTTCGCGCCTTTGCCGGCAGTATGCCGATATGGCTGGTGCGAGTGTGCGTCGCAGACGCACACTCGCGCGTTATCTTGACGGGGCGAGCCATGCGGACCCGTCGGCGCAATTGCCGGTCGAACTTTGGTGCATCGAGCAAAAGACGTGTGAGACTGCGCATTCCGTGGAATTTGCGCTAAGTTCGGCTTTAGATCTCGCCGGTCACAAGCTCCCAGCCCGGCAGATTATCGCTTCCGTATGTCAGTGGAAGTACAGGGGAATCGAGTGTGGATACAACGGCTCGCTATACTTCACGCACAACAACGAGCCGACGTCGGACCCTGCGCAGGACCGGTGCGCCCACCGCTTTTCCAGCTGTCGGCTACGTCACCCACCGGCCACGTTGGGAGAGCCGCCAGAGCTTCCGTTCGGCGGTTTTCCTGGTACGGATGCAAATGGATTAATGGTTCAGATCCCGTGATTGACCCGGTTGCGCGTCAGGCAATCGAAGCGCATGCGCTTCGCTGTTTTCCACAGGAGTGCTGTGGGCTCATAGTAGACCGTCGTTTCATCGCGTGTCGGAACGTTGCTGTAAACCCGTTGACTGATTTCGTCATTGCTGCCGCAGATTTTGCTGCGGCTGAAGAGCTCGGCACAATCGAAGCGGTAGTTCATTCGCATCCCGAGCGAAGTGCACTGCCTACCATATCGGACCTGGTCGCCTGCGAGGCTTTCTCCGTTCCGCAGTGGTTCATTCTCAGTGTCGGCCGCCGGCCCGATGGCGCTTGCGTGGATGGCTGGCACCGATTCGGCCCTCCGGATGACGAGGTCCCGCTGATCGGCTGCAAATTTGTGCACGGCTCGACGGACTGCTATGGGCTTGTTCGTCGCTATTACAAGGCGGCGCTGCAGATCGATCTCCCAGACTTCGTACGTCACGAGAAATGGTGGGAAGACGGCAGGTCCAACCTGTATGTCGATCACTATGGCAATGCCGGCTTTCTTGATATGGGCGCTTCGGCTGAGCTACGGGTGGGGGATGTACTGCTATTGCGCATTGCCAGTTCGGTACCCAACCATGCCGCTGTCTATATCGGTGGCGATGAGATATTGCACCACCTTGCAGGACAGTTGTCTCGCCGCGAACCTCTGCCTCGGTACCGCGCTCATGTAACCCACATTCTCAGGCACCGGAATCTGTTCGATGGAGCGTACTAACGAGGTCAGGTTGTATGGGAGCTTGGGCGCGCGGTTCGGACGGCGCCATGCGTTCGTCGCACACACTCCACGAGGGGCGCTCAACGCGCTCATCGCGCTCAAGCCAGGCTTTTCAAAGGAACTCGCGACCAGTCACGAGCGTTCCATACGCTATGCAGTGTTTGTGGGGCGAGACAACCTGACGCAAACCGACCTCGATCAGCTGCTTGGCGACCAACCTGTGCGCATCATTCCAGTGGTAGCAGGCAGTAAGGTAGACGGGTTGTGGCAAACGATCGGCGGAGTAGCGCTGTTCTCTGCCGGCGCTGTCTCGCTATTCTGGTCGAATCCATACGCGTACTACATGATGGGTCTGGGTGCATCGCTGGCGTTGGGCGGTGTCTCACAAATGATTTCGCCGCACATGCCCACGACGAATCACGCTCTTCTGCCGCCGCAGAATACGGCATCGCAAGGCGGGCCGGTGCCGATTCTCTACGGACGTATGCGCATAGGATCAACGTTGATAAGCGCTTGTGTGCAGGCTACGGATGTCAAAGCTACGGAATTGGCTGAGTCGACGGACGACAATCTCGGCCGACACAAAGGCCCCGGAAAAGACAGTCTTCTCAGCAAAACGGAAGTAGAAATTGTTGATCTGATATCCGAGGGTCCGATAGCCGGTCTTTATGACACGAAGGACAATCGGCGAAGTATCTTTTTTGACGGAGTGCCACTAGATAGCCGTAACAAAGAAAAGAACTTCAATGTAAGCAAGGTCGAGTTCCGCAAGGGTGAATGTGGCCAGGAAGCAATAAGCTGGCTGAACGTTGTGTCGAGCGAAACGCCAGTCGGTATGCAACTGCATCACGAGTCGAAGTGGGAACTGATGCTTGCTGAACCGGATGTAGATGAGATAGCGATCAATGTTGAGATCCAGGGCTTGTATCGGAAAGACAAGACCGATGGTGAACAACCGTCAAGGATCGAATGCCAGTTGGATGTGCTCGGTTACGGAGCGAGCGGCCGGGAAAGCAAGTCGTGGAAACCGTTGTCGGTCGTTTTCGACGGCCTATGCCGTCACTCTTATGAGCGCACAATCCAGCTATCTTTGACAGACATGCGTGCAAAACGCTACAAAATTGTCCTAAGACGCCTGACCGGAACTTCGACCGATCACTTTGGCACGGTATTTGTGAAGAGCTATGACAGGCGGCGCAGAGCGCGTCTGCGATATCCGATGAGTGCAGTCGCCGCTTTCAGGATGGACTCTGCTAACGTCCGAAACATGCCGGTGCGCGCCTACGACGTCAAGGGCCTGATCGTAAGCGTACCGAGCAATTACGATGCAGAGGCACGTACTTATTCCGGCGACTGGGACGGCCAGTTCAAGCACGCATGGACGAGTAATCCCGCATGGATATTTTACGATATGTTGCTTAATCGGCGATATGGCGCGGGAAGCTGGATTGATGAATCAAATGTAGACCGCTACGCGCTGTATGCGATAGGCCGGTATTGTGACGAACGTGTTGCTGACGGACGCGGAGGAACGGAACCCCGATTTTCATGCAATTGCTACATCACGTCCCGAACGCACGCGTTCGCGTTGCTGCAACAGCTCGCTAGTGTTTTTCGTGGGATGGCTTACTGGTCAGGAGGCACCGTTATCAGCGTTGCCGACTTGCCGCAGGATCCTACGCATATATACGTACCCGCCAATGTCATTGACGGCGAGTTCAGATATATGGGCAGTTCACTCAAGACGCGATACACGGTTGCCATGGTCAGTTGGCATGACCCGGACAATGAGTACCGTCGGTGTGTTGAAAGCGTCGAAGATGCAGAAGGCGTCGAGCGATATGGCGAAAATAAGGTCGAGGTGGACGCCTTTGGCTGCACCAGCCGCGGTCAAGCTCAGCGTGTCGGGTACTGGTTCTTGCTGACGTCTCGTCTTGAGACAGACACTGTCGTTTTTGGTGTTGGCCTCGATGGGGTGCGGGCACAGCCCGGGCAGATCATCTCTGTGTGCGATCCCGCGCGCTCCTGCGAGTCGACAGGCGGGCGAATCAAACATGGACAGCAGCGGCGCTTGATCCTGGATCGTGCGATCGGAGCAAACACGGCTGGTACGCTCAAAGTCGTGATGCCTGACGGGAGCGTGGAGAGTTACCGCGTAAAGCATGCGGACGGGCCAGTCGTCGAACTTGATCAGCCACTTGCGCAAGAACCCGTTGACAGTGCGGTTTGGCTTTTTGAGGCCGATGATGCCGAAAACCGCTTGTATCGCGTGGCCAGCGTGAGCGAGACGGAAGACGGCACCCGGTTGACTATCACAGCGACTCAGCATGAGCCGGCCAAATTCTCCCGGGTGGACCGTGCCGCCATGATTGATCTGGTTCCGGAACCGGTGCAGCCAGTCGACCCGGTAAAAAATCTTGTGGGTAGTAGTCGCGTGACTCGAAACCCATGGCGGTCTGTTCTGGAGCTGACCTGGGACGGTTTATCCGACGCGGTCGAATACGAAGTCCGCTGGTGCGCGTCGGCCACTTCCAGCTACACGAGCAGGGCGGTGCGCCAACCCAAATTGAGTTTGGATTATCTACAGCCTGGTCGATACACGGTATGCGTCGTTGCGACGCTGCGGGATGGTCGGCGCTCGCAGAAGGCGGAAATTCAGGCGGTGCTCCATGGGCTCGCCTACCCAACTGGCCTCCGTGCCGAAGAGGAAGAAGGCTCGATCCTACTGATATGTGAAGCGGCGGGGCCTGCGCAAGTCTCAGCAGCTGAATACGCGCTTGCCAGTACCGCGGACATCGCCACGTCCCATCGACTATTGAAACAAGGCCGCGCTCCGCTTCGTCACGCCGCATCGCTGAAAGAGCATGGAGGAGGGTATGCCTGGGTGAGGGTAGGCTACATGCTTGATGCGGAAGTGCACTATAGCGAATGGTATCCGCCGGAGACGGGTGCGGGCGTCAGACTGCCGGCTTGCTAAGAGCGCCGGTGATGCGGTGCCATTCATACGCGCCGAAAGCTGGCACAAGAGAACGATACGAGCGCGAGGATAATGCAATGAGACAGGACCTGGCCGCGAGCGCCGTAAAAGGCGCGCCAGTCGCGGGAGGAAACTTCTGGATATGGTTAAACGATCATGACATAAATTGGTGGGTAGCTGTCGCGACACTTGTGTACATCGGTGCCAGTTTTGTACTGGCGTTAAGGAAGGATCGGCGCGAGAGAACTCGAGAAAAGTATCAGCGTACGCCGCTCATAGATGACTAAGGGCGTTGCTTGATGTCGTCAGGATTCACAGTAGTTGTGTTTGTTTTTTGTGTCGTGCCGAAGGACGACAAAGAGATTCGATGCCCATGCTGTTCCGATAGTCAGAAAATATGTCCGACCCCTGAACGACACTCGTTCGACATTAAATAGCCGGTTTCTCTATTGCGCTTTGCTTTGCTACTTGATGAATGAAACCCAAGCCTCACCGAACTTGTCGGGATCCTCCTTCATCTGGCCGTTGATAGATGATCAACGACTTTGACTTCTTAGAAACTAAATGCGTTCGCGAAAAAGTGAATCCCAATCCCACTCGCTTCTACATCGTTAGTCAGTTAAGTAATGAGCAGGTCTTCCGCCAAGGGATACAGATCAGAAGCCCACAGCCGCAGGCTTCTCAGTCCATGCATGGGCACCTTTTCACACTGCTGGGCTCTTGTTTTGCACAAGCGACAGCCGTTTTGGAAGTCGCACAGAATACGGCACGAGCAGTTGCTCTCGCAAGGTCGAGCCCCGTATATCTATACGAAGTCAACGCAGGAAGGGGGGAGTTTTTCAATTTGGCGAGGAACCTGGATGTGTATCTGCTTCGTGAGCGACGTATTCTAGTAGAACCGGAATATCGCTCGTATCTACTCTCGCTTCATCAATTCGTGACGATTTCCCGCTCTTACGATTTCTGGATAACGGACAGCGATATCGCCCCGCCAGACGTACTGTCTGTAGAAATCTTCACTCATAACACACCGAGTATCGGTTATTCCAATTCGAACGCGCGATACCTAGGACTGTCTGCGCCGGACCGACACTATAGGATCCTGCCCCCTCCCCCTGAGGTAAGAAATTTGGATATCTGTTACACGAGGGTTGGGAGCAGCCTTATTCCGACTCGCTTCTTTCCGCCTTGGAACGTTAGGTTAAGCAGAACTCTTTGCGAGCAAGGGCGGATTGATATGCTTTCTGGACGAGCGCTATCCGCGACACTTTTATCTGATTAAACCGAGGAAAAGATATGGATCTCGATCAAAACATTGGCCCCGTCAACGGCTTCTTGCACCATGACTACGTGTTGACTGGAAAAATTAGTGGAGTATTCATGGAGGAGGCTTCTACGACATTCTGCTTTATCGCAATCGAGCAAGGTTCCTGTGAGGAAAGCAAGAGAAATAAGTACCAGAGCAGATACCACATTACCCGTAATTCTGGGTTGGGTAAATTCGCACAGAACGCTATGCTTGCCGGAGTGCCGGTTCGTCTGTACTGCAAATATCCAGACAGAGAGAGCTGGGAATGCGAAGCCGTCGCGATCGAGATCTCCTTTGGCGTTAATACATGGCGGACAGAGCCATGAGGTCAAACATCCCCGTGCGAAGTCCTTACGGCGGTGAACAGGCGCATTTGCCGGCACGTGAGAACCGCCGGAGCGAGAGAAACCCAGATTGCAGGCAACGCGCAGCGTCAGTTGACTACTAGAAAGACCTTGGTTGGTGTCGTCGGGGCCGCAACAGCGGCCCTTCTTTATTGCTTTGTACCGAGGTTCGAAGGTATGGTACACAGAGGCTACGTCGATCCTTCAGGCATTCCGACAAAGTGTTATGGCGATACACGAGACGTCGTCGTCGGTAAGAAATACAGGGACGACGAATGTCGAGCATCTCTTGAAGATCAATTGATTGCACATGCTAAGCCGGTGCTGAAAGTAACGCCAAGCCTACGGGATCATCCGTTTCAGCTCGCCGCTGCCACAAGCTTTGCTTACAACATTGGTGTCGCGAATTATGCCGCGAGCACGACTGCCAGGCGTTTCAACACGGGAGACTGGAAAGGCGCATGTCGTGCAATCAATGAGTCCGACGACGGCAAGCCTCAATGGGTAACTTCTAACGGAAAGATTCTGCCAGGCTTAGTCCGGCGGCGCGCGCAGGAGCGGGCGCTTTGCGAAAAAGGGCTTAGCTGATGGGGTTATACACATGTACGGCAGTTGCAGTGCTAGCGCTTGTGGTTGGCGGCGGCATTGAGCGGCTGTTGGAAGCGCCGAAGTTGGCGTCAGAAAAGCTGGCGCATGCAAAAGACAACGAGCAACACGTGCGCACGCTAAAGGCGGTAGTGGATCGTGAGTTAGGTAGGAAACAGAACGCGATGTTAGAGAAGGCGCTTACGCAGAAGAGACTCGAGGCCCTGGACGTCGCTTTGACCAAGGAGAGGCAGGCCCGTGAGAACATCGATCTTCATTATCGCAATCTTATTTCTGCCGGACGTGAACGGCTGTACGTCCCGGTGCGAAAGCACAAGCCTTCCCTCAATGCTGGAGCTTCCGGCGCCTCCGGCATGGGCAATGGTGCCTCCACCATTGCAGACATCGACCCAGCGGCTGCAAAGCGCATTTTCGAGGTGGCGAGAGACGACGAAATAGAAATTGAGAAACTGAGAGCATTGCAGGGATACATATGCGCCATTCGGCGAGATGCGCCGAATTGTGAGTCCCTGTCGAAACAGGGTACGGGACGCAAGGAGCGCGTCTCGCCATGACCCCCGCGCGTGACGCGGCGCTTATGGACTTCTCGAACTATAATCTGCAGCGACACCATATGTATGGCAAAGCAAAAATGTCGGACGGTAGTTTGACTGACGTGCAGTCCAGTGGGATTCGGGCTGCCAAATTCTATTAGTTGATGAAGAGGTATTCGGACCAATGCGTTTCACAGTAGTGAACGAGATGCTTAAGCATGGTAAAAACACCGCTTAGAAAAGAAAAATATCCATCTAATGGCATAAACCAGAAAATGGTTTGAACACTTGTCAATCTGAATGCCGGTCTTTTGGTAAAACAACGAAGGGGATGTGTGACTTGCAATCTCCGCATGCTGCGAACCTTCGCGACGCGTTGAAAAATGAGGGCCAAGCCTAACCCGTGAAGGAGGACCGGGACAATCTGACGAGTCCTATTTCAAATAATTATGTTCCAGGAGATGATCTAGCTCAGACACCTCACGCGGCCATCCCTCAGATCTCGACCGGCGGCGCGAAGTCCTGCTGTCTGGGTTGGTTGAAGTCTACCGGACGGCTTCGCGGCGGCACGCAAATACTGGTGATGATAAATGGGACGCGGATCAGGGCGCCGCAAGCCGGACGATAATCTTTGCATATTGACTCCTCTTGGGATCGTTCAGTCACGATGGTTAAAGTCAGCAACGACCGGCCGCTTGCGCGCCTGCTGTGTTATCTCGTGGTCGCGCAACTATATGCGCGCGCTGACACTGGCGCGTGGTTGCGCACTGATCACCTTGTCGAATCGGCACGGGGGTGGTGTGCATTCAATCGGGTTAGTCTTTCCTGGCTGGACAGATGCAACGCTGGAGTGACCTCTATAGAGATCGCCTCAAGGCTGAGCCATTATCGCGCGCTGCAGCGCGTTACGCGACTGACTATGTTATTTGCCGGAAGCTGGCAGCTCGATTATGCGTCGCCGATTATTGAGGCGATCCACAGGCTGTGTGAGGCAAGGATACATTTGCGGGAGATTTCGTGAAGGATCCATGCAAAAAGCATGTGATACTGTAGGTCTCTCAGGTTCTGGGACTGCCCTCGGAATGGCCAGAACCACTTTGACCGGACGCATGTGTGTCCAATATTGCCTGACAGATTCCGCGAGCATCCGGTCAATGGCTTCATTGAAACGGACCATTTCCTGGAATGCCGTGGCATCGGCCCGCGACGTTAGTAGGCATCTTTGCAGAACGCTGGCACGCAGGACCCGGTATTCCGCCACAACGTCATTGATTCCGTAGCCATGCGACAGGCGATCGTGTGCATGCAGGTGGGCCGTCTCGTTAAAGCCTGACTTTGACACAGGCCGGTCGCCGTACGACTTGGCAGTTTGCTGCGCGTTCGACTGAGGCTCGCGCATTTCTACTACAGATGTCGCGCGCGGAATCGCGCAACTCGCGCTCGTCGAGACGGCTCTCCGCTCGGCCCCAAAGTCACGAAGGTTGGCTTCAATAAAGTCTGACTGGCTCGGCCGCACGCGAAGGCTGAAGGGACATGCAAATTTTTCGCCATCACGCGTGCTGCCGCAGGAACAAATGATGCCTCATTTCCCCATTCCGATGGACCGAAGCACACTAATCGGATATGGCGCTGTTATCGCACGCCGCCTGCTGGACGGCTCGTACGCTTCCTCGAAAACCGGCGGGCTGTCCGCTGCGGGTACTCGTCATAGACGATTACCGGCCGGGAGCTGAAGCGATCGCTACATCGCTTTCCATCGGCGCGCCGCATTGAGAATTTGCAGGTTGCGATCGAGTTACATCCGGGGAAAAGTAGCGCGCGGGAGAATGATTGAGCCAGGTGCAACGGACCTTGAAACGTCTGGCCCGACTCCGAACAAATGGCCAAGAACTCGCGCCGTGGGTCGTTCGGTGCCCGATCTATGGCGACGCGAGTCTGGACGTTGTTCAAAACCTCTACGTAAGTCTCTGATTTTATTGGAAGGGGACAAGCCGCATTTGCCCCGTTCTGAGGTGCTAAAAAGCCAGCTAACTGCCGGATACAGGGCTTAATTCCGGGCGGCGTTAACAATACACACAAATACACAAAAATCTTGCGCGTTCGTACTTTGTGTGTATAATTACACACAAGACATGCGGAGGCCCGATGAATTCATCAAAGCTAATCCGGATGCTCGAAGAGGATGGCTGGCAGTTGGTCAGAACGACTGGCAGTCATCATCACTTTAAACACCCCGAAAAGAAGGGCCTTGTGACGGTACCACACCCGAAGAAGGACCTGCCAATTGGGACAACGTCGAGCGTCCTGAAGGCCGCCGGTTTGAAATGA